GGGCCACTCCAACTCGTTCTTCGGGGCGAACGCTGGCTATACCAACACGACGGGCCTCGCCAACTCGTTCTTCGGGATGAGAGCCGGCTATGCCAACACGACGGGCACCTACAACTCGTTCTTCGGGGTGAACTCTGGCACCACCAATACGGAGGGCTCCGAAAACTCGTTCTTCGGCACTGCCGCTGGCTATGCCAATACGGAGGGCCACTACAACTCGTTCTTCGGGCGACACACCGGCTACAGCAACACGACGGGCACCCACAACTCGTTCTTCGGGATGAGCGCCGGCTACAACAATACGACGGGCACCTACAACTCGTTCTTCGGGATGAATGCTGGTTATACCAACACGACGGGCGTCTACAACTCGTTCTTCGGGATGAGAGCTGGCTATGCCAACACAGAGGGCGAATCCAACTCGTTCTTCGGGATGAACGCCGGATCCGCCAACACGACGGGCGACTACAACTCGTTCTTTGGGGTGAACGCTGGTTATACCAACACAACGGGCACAAATTTGACGTGTGTTGGGTACGATGCGCAGGCTTCCGCCGTCGGCGCCACCAACGAAGTCACGCTCGGAAACGGCAGCGTGACCACCCTGCGATGCAATACGCAGAATATCACCGGTCTTTCCGACCGCAGGGACAAAACCGCTATCGAGCCGATCCAGTTGGGACTAGATTTCGTCCGAGATCTCAAGCCCGTGAGGTGGGTCTGGAACTGTCGGGACGGGTCGAGGATCGGTGATGAGGACACTGGATTCATAGCCCAGGATCTCGACGACTCGCAACAGAAATTTGGCTACGAAATCCCAGGGCTCGTATTCAAGCCGAGTGACGACCGATGGGAGGCCAGCAGCGGGAAACTGCTTCCGGTTGCGATCAAAGCTATTCAGGAACTGGCTGAGAAAGTAGAACTTTTGGAGGATCAGATCAATGCTTGAAAAGGCAGAGAAAATCCAAATTGTGAAACAGCTTCTAAAAAACTATGAAGCTGACAAGTATAGCGCAGAATTGAATCTGAGGATAGCCGAATCTGTCGGGATGGAAGACCTGATTCGGATGCACGGAAGCCAAGCGGCGGTGATGGGAAAAGCGGTCGAAACATTGACTGCTGAGCTGGCCGCTCTGGAGGGAAAACGATGACCGAAAAAATATCATGGGATCAAAAAGATACCACGGAAAACACCGCAAAAAAACAGATACTGATTGAGAAGCCTATCGTCGAAAGGACGTCTCTCGCCAGGATCGACGAGGAGATAGCAATGATGGATCGAGAGATCCAGCGGGCCACGGCGCGAAAAGTGGATCTGGTAGCGAAGCGGAAGCGTATCACCTCGGCGCTTTCTATATCGACGAAAGAATAGATAGCAAATCGGCACCGGAATCTATGCCTTCCGGTGTCGAAAACTGTTTTATGCTGCAACGCTTATTGAAATCTTTCCGGCCCCCGGCAGAACCACCAGATCTGGCATCCATCGCCAATCAGCAGCAGGGGGCAGAGTTTGGAGGGTCCTATGCCGATGCACATCTCAGACCTTGCTGAAGGAAGAGGGGGAGATATAGTCTCACCTTATCCTTACAGTACCATAAGGATAAGTTTATATACAATCGGCCCGATAAGATAAGCACATAATGAGCGAAGACTGTTTTTATTCTGCCAACATAATTCAACGTCTACGGGGGCCGTAATTGCCCCCGAAATGCACTATCTGCAATCACAAACAGCGTGAAGAAATTGAAGCAGCTATCTTACGAGAAGAGCCGTTCCGGAACATTGTGGAACAATTCGGAACAAGCTTAGGCGCTATCAACCGCCACAAAAACGGATGTATGCGCGATGCAGTCGAGGCCGGGCGGGTTGCCGGATTGATCGCCACTGCGTCAGAAATTCAAGATAGAATCAAGGGAGTTGCGAAGGATCTCGCCGACATTTCCGACGAGGCCAGAGTGAAGGAGAAGTACGGCCCGGCAGTCTCGGCGAAGAGGGCCGAGCTGGACGCCCTCAAGATGCTGGCTCCGGCTTCCGGGGGCGAGAACCGGCCCGACGACGGGCTGATATCGGCCCTCCGGGGCGTGGCCGAAGTCCTGGACTGGGGCTCGGACGAGGAGGGGGCGGATGGAAGCTAAAGCCGCCTTCCAGTGGTCGCCTACGTTCTCCGAGAAGGGCTATAAGGTCATGTCCTGGTGGCTCCCAGAGTCGCCAGTAAGCCATAAGCCGATCATCTGCATGGAGGGGGCCGTCCGGAGCGGCAAAACGCTGACGGGGAGCTTCTCTTTTACCTGTTGGGCTCAATCGGAATTTGACGATTATGAGTTTGCCTTCTGCGGAAAAACGATAGGCAGCGCCCGGCGTAACATCATTCGCCCTCTAAAGAGGATGCTCCTGGCCCGTGGCGCTATCGTGAACGACCACCGCTCCAGCAACGAGAACTTCCTCGAAATCGAATGGCTCGGCCACAAGAACGTTTTTTGGATCTTCGGGGGAAAGGACGAGCGGAGCCAGGATCTGATCCAGGGAGCTACGCTGGCGGGCATCTTCTTCGACGAAGCTATCCTTATGCCCATCTCGTTCTTGCAACAGGGCATCGCCAGGCTGTCGATCGACGGGGCGAAGATCTGGATTAGCCTTAACCCCGAGGGGCCAGATGAGCCGTTTTACGTCGATTGGCTGGATAAGTTCGACCCCAAAGACGTCTTCTATCTACACTTCACGATGGACGACAACCCCTCTCTCTCCGAGGAGACGAGGGAGCGGTATAAGCGGATGTATCCAGAGGGGTCCGTCTGGTATGATCGCTACATCCTCGGCCAGAGAACCGTAGCCGAGGGCCGGATCTGGGATCTCTTCAGGCCAGAGGTCGGCGGCGGCTTCGTGGTGGACGCCCGAGACTGCCCCAAAGAGTTCATCGACTGGGTGTTTTCGGTCGATTACGGCACCTCGGACGCCTTCGCCGCTGGGCTCTATGGCCTGGCTCGCCACAATGACCGCCTGGGATGGTGGCTCGTCCGAGAGTTCTACTACGACCCGAAGGAGCACCGGGGCCGCCAGAAGGCCCCCACAGAGTACATCGAGGACTTGGTGCAGCTTTGCAGGTGGCGGGGCAATCCGATCTATCCTGATGGCATCTGCGACCCCTCGGCGGCGGCGTTCATCACAGAATGCCGGAGGTCGGGCCGGGGCGAGGTGGAGAACATCCGGGGGGCCGACAATAGCGTCAAAGACGGCATCCTCGACGTTGCCACCATGTTCAGCCAGGGATGGCTCAAGGTCTCTTCTGATTGCCCGAACGCTATAAAATATATCAATAATTATCGTTGGGATGAGAATAGTAAAGAGGAGAAGCCTTTGCATGATGGAAGCCATTTTCCAGACTCATTAAGATATGGATGTAGATATATGATTAGGGAGATGAGATAGATGAACACTGCATGTGATCACCCTAGAAAATATCTTGTGACGCAATCCGGCACAAGTTGCATAGCTGAATGGTATTGCCCCGACTGCAGGGCCAGGTTCCCCGTTGAGGGGCATCTCCACAGCATAGAGAGTGTTGGGGGATCGATCGGGGGAACGGGATGAAGTGCCTTTTCTGCGAGAAAGACGCCCCCGTGGTCGAGCGGTTCGTCCTGGAGAGCCTCGAAAACGGCACCGCCCACCGGGTCGTGGTCGAAAATCAGCCGATATGTGATGAGTGCCGGGTGGCTATCGGGAAGCGGGCGGCGGAGAACGACCGGATACGAAGGGGGCCGGAGAAGTAGATGCTCACGAATCTTGATTTTCTCGAATCCGGCCAGCCCTGGCCCCCGACCGACGAGGCCGCCCGGATCAAGGGGATGACCGAGAACATCGACATCTTCGACGGCGGGCGGGACTCCTTCCTCGTCATGAAGAACTGGATGGAGAAGGACCCCGAAGCCACCAAGAAGAAGCTGCACATCAAGGTCCCTCTCCCCGAGAAGGCCGTCGGCGTCGTCCTGAACGGCGTTTTGCCCGAGCTCAAACTCTCCCTCGCCTCCGAGGAGATGGACAAGGCTTTTCAGGCCTGGCTCAAGTCCGACAGGTTCGGCGTCACGCTGGAAGAGGCCGGGACCGATTGGTGCCGGTGCGGTGTCGGCGTCGTGAAGGTCTCCAGGTCTGGCGAGCGGGTCAAGGCCCGGGCGGTTCGGCCCGACTGCTGGATACCCGTCTGTTATCCCGACGATGACAGGGAGTTTCAGTATCACGTTCTTTTCAAAGAGTGGGCAGAAGATCCCGAAGGCGGATCAAAGATCAAGTGGCTCAAGGTTGAGATCCATTCAGAAACCGCCATCGAGTACCGGCTATACCAGATCGAGGAGTCTGGGAAGCTCGCCAGAAAGGATCTCTCCGAGAAGAATAACCTCTTCGAGGGCTACGACCTGGACGGCAACGATTCGCAGACGACTGCCGGTTGGTGCGTGTTCCCCATCTGGAACTCCAGGACGAGTGACAAGGCTTACGGCATCCCAGACGCTTCATTTTCCTCTGAGGCCCTGAGTCACGTCGAAAGCATGGAGCTCTCCTTCTCCCAGATGCGATTCATCCTAAGCCAGCACTCTAAGCCTGTTACGGTCGTCCACCCCGATGCCATAAAACGAGATCCTGACACCGATCGGGTGAAATTCGACCCCGAGAAGACACTCATCCACAAAGCCTACGAAATGTCGGCGAAAGACATGGTGGCTTACGTGGCGTCGCCTGTCGAGGCCATCGACCTCATCCTCCGAGAGATCAACGCCACTCTCCAGCTTTGGGTCAACTGCACCGAGATCTCCGCCCCTATGATGTCAGGGGTGGATGCGGCCAACGTGGCCAGTGGGCGGGCCTTGATGCTGGAACTCACCCCCACAATGGACCACCTCCGGCGGTTCCGGGCGGCCTTCTGGGATGCAATCCCTATGATCCTCGAAGCCGCAAGCCGTCTCGCCCTCGGCGACGTACCGACATTCGCCGCCGGCGACGTAAAGATGGACTGGGAGCTTTCGGTTGCATCCGATCCGACCGAGACCGCGCAGAGGCTAGAGATCCTGTGCCGATCCGGGATCTATTCGCCCCAGCAGGCTCACCGCGAGCTTGGGCTGTCTCAGGAAGACTCCGACCGGATCATGAAAGAGCTGGCCGCGAACGCTCCCACGGTACAGAACCCGGAAGAGGGGCCGCTCCAGCTCGAGGGGCTGCCTGGAACCGAGGAGGAGGAGGAGGAGCTATGATTTCGTTAGAAGAGCACAACAGCCAAATTATTTGGGATGCAGATTTCGAGACCAAGAACGCCCCCAATAATATCGCGTGCCCCAACTGCGGCACGGAGCTGGTAGATGTTGACAGAAAAATGATTTTAGCATCGAACCCTCCGCAATATGAGATAAAATGCCCGAATTGCGGATATCATGGTTATAGGTATCTATGATGATCGAACTCTACACTATGCCGAAATGTTCCGGCTGTGAAGCCGTGAAAAAGGCGCTCCTGGCCGAGAACATACCGTTCCAAGAGGTGAGGCTCGACGAGCTGCATTATGGGGCGTCGTCCGAGATCCTCGCAGACCTTCGCGTGTCCGGTTATTATGATCCGATCGAGGAGCTTATGTTCGCTCCGATCGTCCGGAATCCGACCACAGGCGACGCGATCCCGGCGTCGGTGCTCTGCGACGGGCGGGACATTGTGGCGGAGGTGACGAGGATATTATGACGACTTGTGAGGAGTTACTGGCCACGATCTATCCCGAGGGAATCCCTAGGGACCATTACCCCCGGCTGCCGCAAGTTATAGCGAAAGTCGATGAGCTGTTGCAGCTCGCCGGCTCAAATGATGTTGCGTCCAAGCCTATCGAAATTTCGGCGACGACTCAAAAGAAACTATCGAAGAAAACTAGAAATGGAAGGCCCAGCGGTCTCCCTGCGGACGGGGAAATAATCGAAGAAATAATGAAGAGGAAACGAGAGGGGCGATCAGCTAGGCAGATCCACGAATGGCTGAAAGACCAGGGCATAAGAACCAGCTACAAAACCCTCTCAGATCGCATTCGGGCCGAAGAGCAAAGGATATCAGAAGAGAGTAAAACCATTGAGGGGCTTCGCGAGAAGGGTGCCACCGTAACCGCCGGTCCCCCAAAGCCATCCACCAGGACCGAGGAGCTAAGGAAGATCGCAATAGCCACAGGAAATACGCGGGCCGTTGAGCCTCAAGCGCCTCTAAGGGGTCGAGAGGTCAGAGGCGACGAAGAGGTAATGGAGAGGTACGGTATCGGCCCCGATGGGTTGGACCTATCCGATGTCGATATGGGGGTCGAAGTTGCGGACTGAAGCCCAAATCCAGAAGCTCACCGACGCCCAGGCCAGGGCCCTCATCCAGCTCTACGAGCGGGGCGAGGCCCGGATTGAAAAGCAGATCAACCAGGCATTGCTTAGAGGCTCAGATCCGGCCTATCTCCAGCAGGTGAAAGCAAACATCACCACGGCCCGCAAAGAGCTTCTAGCTGGCTCCAGGACATGGTGTCAGGATGTCGTGCCGTACCTCTACTCGGAGGGCATGGCTTACGCCGACGGGATGGCGTTTTCGACGCATCTGGCGAAGGGTTTTGCCACTGTACACCAACAGGCGGCTTTTGCGCTCGCCGAATCGATGCGGACCCGGACGGTCTACATGGATACCGTGATAGGCCGGAGGGTGGACGACCTCTTTCGAGCTCTCCAGCTCGAGGCTGCTGAGGGCACGGTCCTGGGATTCGAATCGACGAAACAGTCAGCGAAGGCCATGCGGGAAGAGCTGGCGAAAAGAGGGATCACGGGCTTCGTGGACAAGGCCGGGCGGCAGTGGTCGATGTCTACGTATACGCAGATGGCTGTACATGATTGTACAATGAATAGTTTTCGAGAAGGTACTCGGCTCAGGCTGCTTGAGCATGGATATGACTTGGTTGTATTTTCTTCACACTCAAAGGCATGCCCTTCATGCCAGAGATGGGAGGGTGTCACGGTATCCCTCACCGGAAACACTCCAGGATATCCAACGTTGGCCGAAGTCAGGTCTGGTGGCGGGCATATGCTGGGGCCGAATTGCAGGCACATCTACACGCTAAGCCCCGACGAGATGGCGAGGCAGGCTTAGGCGTCGTCGATGTACAGCCCGGCGGCGTCATCGATGTACAGCCCGGTGGCGTCATCGGCCGTCATGTATTGAGATGGGACGTATTGGAGCGACGGCGATTCATGCGACATTTCGAGCTTTGGCCTGGTCCGGTAGGCTCCAACAATCCACCACCAATCTCGCCAAATGTGGCGTAGCACTATTCTCATCCTCGCGGCCTCCTCATATTATGCCCCATGAATTCACAGGCTGAAGACCTGCTCGTATAATAGCGTGCCCCTGATTGATTTTATCGATGGCCTCTTGCGGGGTTCGACACCCCAAGACGCTATGAAGGGGGAGGCCATCACAGGCGGCGGATCAGAGGAGGTCGGGCCGGGGAAGGAGGTTGAAACCCGGCCCGAAATGGCAGTAGATCAGTGAGAGTTGGTGGTGGAGTCCAGGCCACCACCATAGCGATGTTAGTTCGTAGGCGTGTCAAGCCTTATCCTGACGGTACTGTCAGGATAAGCTAAATATCTTTCGGTCCTGCATCCACGAGGTAATATACGTAGCGATCTTGATGCTTGTAGCGCTCCGGAAAGTAGCTTATCAGGCCTGATATCCGCAGCCGATGGCACTGATGCTGTGCGCTTTGGGGCGGGCAGCCCATCAGGTATGCAAGTTCTTGGACCGTTAGCTCTCCCCACTCTCGGAGAAGATCTATAACTTCGATCTGAGTCGTCTCATCCATCTCCCAGAGCATAGAGGGCCTTTGGGCCGCCAAACTCTCCTTCTCGGCGAGGTATCCAGCCGGCCCGGACGACGAGCTTGTTCCGCATCGCGTTCTGGAGGTTGGCCTGGACGGTCTTGAGGTGGCCGTTGAGGCTGTCTCGGATTTCGAAAGCCGTCATGGGCCTGCCTTCTTCTCGCAAGACTGCGATCACCTCCTCCTGGCTCACGGCATCGCCCCATCGAGAGCCGGATATGCCCCACTCTGAGCCTGCCAATACCAGAGTGCAACGGCGGCTTTGTTGCGCTCGAAAGCTCTCCAGTCGTCGATGCGCTTGATCCGCCCGAGGAGGCCCCGGTTCGTCCCTGGGAACCGGGGCATCAGAGCCCCTCCATGATGAGGCATAGGCCTATCAGGCAAGCCGAAAGAAAGAGAGTCCATGCGATCAGGTAGGCATTCCCAGCTGGCATCAGGCCCACCTCGCCAGTGCCGGGGAGATCAGGATCAGGCCGGGCTCGACGCCGAGACGAGCCGCCAAGGGCTCCACGCGAGCCCGCATGTAACTCTCGTCACCGAGGGCCATATCTAGGCCGCGCCCGCGGAGGGACCAGCCACGCTGCACCTCGTCGATTTCGATAGCGGATACCGGCTCAACTGGCTCGCGGGATGTACCGCAGACACCGAAGTCGGAAAGGTTCATTCCGACCCCCTCCCGAAGAGGCCGGCCACATATCCGGCCGCGAGCTTGTTGCCATTCCAGAGGATATTAGTATTGTGATATGTGTTGCCCACCCGGAGAACGGGGGCCTCCATCACAAAGACGCCCTCACATCGGAGATCGGTCAATACCTCTGATGAGCTCATATCCTGTTCGTCGAAATCGACCCCCAGCTGGGTCAAGTATGCCGCCAGTTCGCGGCATCTGGGGCAGTTCGGGGTCTTGTATATCGTTGTGGTCATCTCGTCACCTCACAAAATCCATCGCTTCCCTCTTCTTTTGCCAAAGCCAGTCGGGGATCTCGATCGTACCGTTCTCAACCTTGATCTGGCTTTTCGGGAGCCAGTAGCCGATTTTCTTCACGTCCATGCCGTCGGCTACATGGACGACCTCCAGCAACAGCCCCTTCTCGGTTTCCGCCCCTATTCGGTGCGCCGTTGATACCCGGACACCCTCCAGGTTGATCGACGCCTTCTCCTCAAGTCGAAATATTACCATCTTCATCGTCTCCTTAAATCAAATCCTCGAGGGTGGATAGTACATTTTCGGTGATCTCTCTTCCCATCCTCTCGCCGTCAGCTTCGGGGCTCCTTCTCCCTCTCTCAGATCAAACTCCATTTCGAAAACCTCCACGTGATAAGCTTCTCCTTTGCGCTCCATTTCAGAGAGAACTTGATCCATTTCGTCAAGTTTCTCAGGTAGATGTATGACAAAGGTATGTATTTCTCGGGTAGAATCAACTTCTTCAACGTCTCCCGTTAACGGTTTCTCAGGTACAACAGGCAAAAGGCCATTTTTTCCATATTCTCTCCTATAGGGAGATGGCCCGAATCTCTTAAGGGCATAATCCCATGCTTTTACCTGAGATACCTGAGAAACCGTTATCTCCTGGCTACTGTCTATAGTATTATACCTACGGTCTACCTGAGAATAGATACTACTACCTGAGATCTCAGGTAGTAGAAGATCTATAGCTTCCTTAGCCTTATCCTCATAGAACAACAGGCCCCTATAATACGTGCAATTTCTCCCATCAGAGTCTTTGGTCCTGGAACCGTCTCGCCCCCCACAAAATCGCTTAACGCTTCGGCCGAAGTAGGCCTCGTCTACAACCTCGCCCACCATAGCCGAACACCACTTTTTATAATATTCGTATATTTTATAAGTCGGGTGGCGGCCTGCCCAGTTGATAAGCTTCTCCTGGTCGATTTCGGGGTCATATTCACAGAAGGCCTCCAGGAACGATAAGACGGAGGCGCTTTGCCTGGTGTACTCCGCAAACATGACGGCGGCGGGGCGCTTGTGGATCGTCATCGTTTTGGAGACCGCCGGGGCCCTCCACAGGATCAGGTTGAGGATTCCCGACAGCTCCTCGTCGGTAGTCAGTTTGCTTAATAGCAGGGGGTCCTTTTTCCGTTCAAGGGGATTTTCGGGGTTGGGTTCGGCGACATAGACGTAAGGCAGGTCTACCTTCACGAACCGCTCCATCCAGCCTATCGAGGTGTCCTCGATCTTCGGCATGGCGTTTGTATCGACGATGGTCTGGAAGTAGGGCCTGAATTGAATCCGGCTCTTGTTTTTCCTGTCGCCGTCGATCGTCCCGTCCCCGGATGTCAGCTTCATGAAGTCGGTCCCGATGGTGCTCTTCCTCTTCCCCGATTGCTCCGACGCGATCCATCCCCTCTTTTTGTAGAACGATGCCGCCGCGAAGTTGTTCCGGGTTATCTCGGCCAGGGCCATATCTCGAAACGCCCCCCCACCGAAAAACCTCTTGATAACGTTCTCATAAAGCCCCTTCCCGTTCCGCCCCAGTCCGAGGAGAAAAAGGACGTAAGGCAGAGGGAGCTTGATCGCCGTGGCGACGAACCAATCGATGAGGGTGAAACGGTCGGAGATGTGAGGGGCGCTCGTCTCCAGGAACCCTAAGAATTGAGGGCACCGGGCCGCCGGGTCGAAATCGACTTCGATCATATCCGTTATCAGGTCGTCGGGCCTGTAAGCCCGGACTTCGCCGGTCCTCAGATCGGCGACCCCATTTCGCAGGCCTAAAAGGAACGGATCGGGATCAAATTCGACCGGCGACTCTAAAAGCCGGTTCCTGATCCGCCTCGTCACCTCTTGCACGTCCCGCCCGTTGGCCCGATCCTCGACGACAGAGACGATCTTCAGGTCAATCTTCCTCTCTCCATCAGGCCTGTAGATCTGTCCATCGTACCAATAGATCTCCGTATCGATCTTCGACGCCGCCAGCACGAAATACTTCCCGATTAAGGCATCGGTCGCCTTCGTCGGCGAAAATTTGAAATACGTTCCCCCGTCCTTCTTCGACACTTCAACGCAAAAATCGCTTAGTTCGTCTTTCGGCTGCGTCCCGTACTGGCCCGGCCAGACCGCCCCCTCGCATTTCTCATTTGGATTGCACAAGTTCAACCCCCCGAAGCCGAGAGACGGATATCCCGCGCTCGTCTTCTGGATCGTCCTACATGACGGGCTATTGATGACCCCATAAGACGTGTAAAAGATCCTCGTCTCCACATCACATCGAGCCGCAACGTTATACCATAAGTCGAAGGCATCTCCCTCTTCCCAGCCAGCTTGGTAGAGCCAGGCCGCTAGCGCACCACATACTCGGTGAGCCCCCGTACCTCCCGGGAACTTCCCCAGTGCTTGATAGAATGGACACCAATCCAAGATAGGTATCGGCTCCGATGCCCGGCTGATCTCTCCCGATGTATTGGCCTTCCGGGAGATGTCCCTTTCGGCTTTGGTGGCATAGGGCTTTAGAAGAGATATAAGCGCTTTCCTTTCGCCTTCCCCTGCCTTCCATCCATCCAGCCACGCTTCGGCTTCAGCAATCGTCTCAGAAGGCAGACCACCATCGAGAGTGAGCCGGGCCCGTTCCAGATCAATCTTGACATCATCCCGATCAAGAGGGACGACCGCAAAAGGCATGGTCTTATGAATCGACAGCAGGCACTTGATTTTTCGTTTCTGATTGTTGAGCTTATCGAATTTCACCCGCCCGACGTGTTCCGGGTACTCCTCACAAAACGCCTTCTCAATATCATAGAGGAGTGCGTTGAATGCTTCGAGCCAGACCTTAAAATCATGGTCCTGCTTTTCACGGTCGAATCCCGCCAGGGCCCTGTTCTCCGATACATCTGACAGGGCCGGATGAAGCCAGACGTAAATCCCCTGCCCTGAGAATAAAACCCCCACAGACTCTGAGATGCCTCGGTCTTTCAGGTATTGCACCATAAAAGACGCCGCCGCTTCCAAGGCCTCGATACGACCTTCATGAAATAGCTTCGACCCATCCGGGCCCCTGGGATCTTTCACCGCGTCGATATCGGCGAAGAGGCTGTAAGATATGAGGTCTCCCCTCGTTCCCAGGGGGAACTCTGGCCGCCCCTCGCCTCCTCGCCCTTCGATCCACTGAGCCGACAGATCGAATACCTTCGGGTCGAATACGTCGGCGGTCATGTAGAGCGATCGGGCCCTCGCCGTGGTGTCGTCGTAGTCACCGGGGCCACGAAGCTTGACTGATCCTCCCGGACCCTTCGAATACCAGCCCTCGTCGCCGTTGAGCCCCCTGAGCCCCCCGGCATAACTGCATAGCTTGAGAATAACTTCTTTAACTTCCGGTCGCTGATAATGGCCCTCAGTGATCTCCGTTGCGGTGTCCATCAGATCACCTTAATAAACTGCTGCTTATCGATTTTGGCCTGAATCAACGGAGAAAAGACCGGCCCCTCGGGATTATTCAAAGCCGTAGATAATAAGAACCCTACCCCGACGTTCCAGTTCCAGCCATGAACATCCCTTTCAAACTCGGCGAATCGCCAGAGGGAGCGGAGGGCCTGGAAGGTGTACCTGTATTCGGTGTTTGGAATCTCGCCCATCCTAGCGGCATAGTCGCGCCCATCCGATGCGGGAACCTTCTTCTTCTCGAAGTCGAATAGGCATCCCCGGATACTATTTTGAGTAGCCAGTACATAACAGGCGGGCTGGATTTCGCGGTGATCCACATAGAACTTGATCCCGTCCCTCGCATATCGAAGGGTCTGGGCGACGCCATCCAAGACGTTTCCGGTGCTTTTAGCATGTTTAACTTCAACCGCTATGGGATACCCGTTGTTTATGATCAGCATATCGGGCCTTTCCGACGTATCACATTGAAAGACCGGATAGCCGAAGTTGTTCTTTTTCTCCCAAAATATCCTGCCTTGAATCCACTGCGAAAGGAAGGATTTCACCTTCTCCTCATCTACCTTTGCCATACGGCGTTGCCTCCCTCACGCGCCCCCGTCCCTCATCGCTTCGGCGAGATCCAGCACCCGCCCGAGGCAATCGTTCATCGTCGCTGAAGCGTCGCCGAAAGAGGCCAACCGCTTCTTATTTTCCTCCGACACTCTAATCAACGGCTTTTTCATGCCCTTAACATGGTATCGTGAGTATAAGTAGTTAACGGCACAAAAGGAATGTGACCGGAGGCTCCGAGCGCAATCTATATATACTATACGTACGTATGTATGTAGTGAAGGTGAACTATGATGAAACAAATAGAGATCGAATTGAACAGGCCAAGAGGCAGCATCAAGACCGCGATAGTGAATTTTGAAGAGAGAGATGGGGGATTTTGGGCTGAGATCAGCTACCCGAGCGGGCCATATTCGGAGATTCAAACAGCAGCGAAAGGGTCAGTCGATGTCGACTGTCTCTTTCAGTGGGACGAAGAGAACGGGCCGAGGAACCGCGATGCTGGGACGGCAACCCACCGCGAGCCCATCTCAGATATAGAATCCTGGGAACAATGGCTAGTCGAGTACGTCTCTGGGATGGACCCCAGGGACGCACACCGGGCATATAGGGAGGTCTTGGGGGCATTCTAACCGCCCCCCTGAGCCCCCATTTTCGAGGAGATGTGAGAAGATGGACAAATGGGTACATGGGAATGAGGCGCTGCCCGACGGCGACCCTCTCGTCCGCTCGGAAATCATGATCCGAGCATCTCAGCGGCGGCGAATCAAAGCCGCCGGGATCAACCTGTCCCAACAGGTCCGGGAATGGATCGATCGCGACTTCCCGGACTAATTCTTTTTTCTAGTCGATCCCCCACCCCGGGTCCGGGGCGCCCTTCGTAGAGGGTCGCTCTCGTCTTCGGGTCGAGCGCCGGGAAGCCCCGCCTCTACCGCGCATAGTCTGCTAAGATTTGATTCGCCCTCTGGACGATCTCGGCGGAGATTTCGTATTCGGCTGGATTGAAGCACTCTTCCACCCCCACCGCCTCGTAAACCAGATCCTCCAGCAGATCGAGGCACCTCTCCAACATATCGCCCTCCGAAGTCTCCGGGCCGATCGAACCAGATATGCCCGGAGACGAGGGGCTCCGGCTGCGATCGGTCACGATGCCAGGCCTCCCAAAAATCGAGGTTCTCTTGCCATGTAAAAGCCTCAATGTATTTCTTTTTTCCTATTTGGATTATCCGCCTCATCCGAAGTCCTCCAGCGTCGCCGGGGGCCGTTCCGCCGCCGCCATCGTTTTTTCGAGCGTGATCGGCTTGTTTCGTATCCTTTTCATGGCGGCTTGATAATATCCTTCGTCCTTCTCGATCACGATGGGAACGCGCCCGAGTTCCAGGCAGGCGTCATAGACCTTGCATGACCCGCCGAACGCATCGAGGACGGTATCACCTGGGCGACTGGAGGCGTTGATCACGTCGATGTGCATCTGGTAGGGCTTCTCGGTGGGGTGCTTTCCGGGATAGTTCTGGACGGTCGGATAGTTCCAGACGTCGGTATACGGGACTTCTGAGGATACGGTGAACGGCCTCCGTAAGTCCTCATACTCTCGCCGCAAGTCCTCATACTCTCGCCGCAAGTACTCGCCGGGGCGGTCTCGGTTGAATAGCTCTTGGAGGGCGCTATAATGCTCTTCGGTTGGTAGCAGCCACTGCGACCGACTGAAGTAGTGACGGGACGCCATCGCACCCGACGTTCTCTTGAATCCACAGGCTGCGTTACAGTCTGCCTTGTCTATCCCCGCCCGCCTTCGTTCCCCGTCCAGATACGCCCTCAGAGGCTCGAACACGAACCCCCTCAGCTCGTCGCATTTCGCGCCATAACCGCTCTCGCCTTTGGCCTGCGAATCGGCTCCGAAATGCTCTGCGAAGATGACCGATTCCCAGGGAGAGAGGAACGATCGGATCTCGCCTTTGTTGGTCTTCTTATGCCAGCCTTCAGATTTGACCCATCGAATGTTATTCAAGACCTCGAAATATTCCCCCACCTTCAGCTCCACCCTCGCCGCCATCTTCGGAGACGCGAAGAGGTAGAGCGACCCGTTCGGAGCCAGGACGCGCCGGAACTCTTCCAGCACCTCGCCTAGCCAATCTAAGAACTGAGCGGGCTTATTCCATTGGCGATCCCATGCCTCGTTTTTGACCTTGAAGTATGGTGGATCGGTCAAAATAAGATTTATTGCGTTATCCTCGATCGTGGGGAGAATTTCGAGGCAGTCGCCCTGGAGGATCAATCGAGCCCCTCCAGGTACTCGATCTCGGGATCGGCGGCCCCGGTGGCGGAGATCTTCCCCTCCATCAGATCGAGTGCCTCCTGGAGCCCGGCGGCGTAATTCCGCTGGGCCACGAAATGATCGATGGGCATCGCCCCATCCAGATCTTTCATGACCTCCTGGTATTGGTGGCGGATCGCCTCATAGGCCACCCTCGCCAGCCGTTCACGCTCGGCCGCGTCGATCAGCCGGGCCACGATCTCCTCATTCGTCACCTGCCGCCCCTCGTCGGCGGAGGCCCGGCGGCGGATCTCCGCGATCCGGGCCCGCGTCTCCTGGGAGACCTCGATGTACGGTGAGGAGGGCATCAGGGGGCCTCCTCCCGAATATAAAATCTAGGATCTACGGGATGGACCCCGCAGATCTGTCTCCCCGACGGTACCACTCGGATTCCGGGAATCTCTATCATCCCCTCCATGGGGATGGGCGACACACGGGTACTGACCCGCAGACGGGTCTCCCCGTCCTCCTCGTCCTCTTCTTCGTAGACGAGGACGTAGGCGGAGCTGCCCGCCTCTTTCACCACATGGTGAATATGATCCACCATGTATGAGCTTCGTTGGGAGGCTTTCTCCCAGGAGGGAAAGATACCCGGGAGCACCATGGGTTCGCCACAATTATAGGCGAGCCGAACCCACACCGGGTGGGTGTAAGATTTTACGAACCGCCTCACTTCGGGGGCGGCGTCTTCTATTCCCATGTGCTCGCATCCATCGAGCACATTCGCGATCAGTGCCCTGGCAGCGTTCTCGCACGACTTTGATGGAACGTCATATTCCCGCGCTAATGCGCGGGCCAACTTTTCTATCATCTTATCCATCTCTCTCACCTCTCCTCTTGTGGGGGCTCACTGGCTCCCATCTCCCCGCAATAGTTCCAATAGATCACGAAAAACCCTACTAGGGCGGCCAACAGAAAGAACCCGTTATCCCAAACGTACACCGCCGCCCATACAAAGGTGGCGATGAACAGCATGCCAGCCATATAGGCGGCTTTCCGGGATCTTGTCATCGGGGCCATCAGGGGGCCTCTACATAATACACTATTTCGGCAACGGCGTTACTACCATCGTCTCCGGTCCCCGGTTCCCCTGCGTCCTCTTCGTCCTGCCATACTAGGATGCGCTGCCTCTCGCCAGCTATTTCCTCCCAATCACCGTATACGGCGTCTGGATATTCCTCGCCGATGAGTCTCCTCGCATCCTCTTCGTCCTCTACTTTCACCGATCTGCCGTTTGCATACTCGATTATCATTTTCCTAACACCTCTCAGGGCTTCGCGCCCTACAATACCTACTGGTACCTATTAGGATATATACCTTTCGGTCGAAATACCTATATGAAAGAAATCTGAAGAGAGGTGCTGGCGGCCAGGTTGGCATCTCCGAGACGCGAATCGAGCTACGGCGAAGCAATGAAGGGGGTGTCCTTCAGGGAGCTTATCGCGCCGCGCCCGATCCGATACCATACCCTTATCCTGAGATAATAAATAGTTTGTTGTTAAGATAGAGGGAAAGATAGATATATGATCAGATAGATAGATGGTGGCATGTCTGAAAGACTGACCGACGGCGTAGCCGTCAAGTTGACGCCGTATGTGAGGGCGGAACTTGAAGCCGTGGCGAGAGGGAAGGGAAAACCCATGTCAGAGGTCGCCAGGGAGTACATCCTGGACGGCCTGGAGAGGGAGGAGAAATGATCCCCCGCTCCAGACTCGTCGCCGCATACGCTGTGGCGGCGCAGCATTACGCTTCCGCCGGGAACGTCGAGGCCACGATGGAGAACCTGGCGGCGATGATCCTGGTGGAGATCGCCGGGAGGGGCACAAGATTGGGAGACGCGCCGAAGAAGGGCGCCGGAGACCCCGGCGCGAGGTGATGGCGTGAAAGAAGGCGACGTGATGAAAATCAAGGTCTATCACCACATCCAGGGAGTGACCTTCGCGGCCTGGGAAAATGTACGGATACTCTTCATCTGTCGTCCTGGAGGGGTCCAAGTCAAGTGGGCCGATGGGACAATTTCGATGGTGGAGGAAAAAAACCTGATGCCGGCAGAGGCCACCCCATGACCGCCGCCACCATCGCCGCGCTCCTCGCATGGGAGCAGGCCATAGGAGGCGATGATCGATGATGGATAAATGGGATGGGAAACGGTGGTGGCGTGACTACCCATTTATACCGGATAATTTATATAAATTGTTCGATTTCGTTGGGTTGTATTCAGTCTATCACATACTAGAAGAGGATTGGCTAGATCATATCGCGTGGCGGATTTCTCACCACATTCAAGGACAGCGATGTGAAAATTGCCCGAACTGGCATGAGCGGAAGACGATTTCAAAGGATCGGTGGGGGTGGTGTGATCTATGGAGCCCGATGGCTACTTTGTGGGTCGCCCCCACCATACACAAACATTGGCATTCGTGGTGTCATGCATGGGGGGAGGCATGGGGGGAGCCCTCATCCGTCGAGGGCCTTTAGGATTTTTTCCGCCTTCTTTTTCCCGATGCCGGGGACTTTCATCAAGTCGTCCAATAGAATCCCCCCTTGTAGTTTCGGGCGGATGCCCGCCGCCACCATCGCCCGCGCCGTCTCCGGCCCGACGCCGGGAAGACATCGGAGCATCGCCTCCTGAGCCGATTCGCACCGGGCGCGAGGGAGATCGATCTTCGATCGGAGGATGTACTCGGCCCGCCTCATGACCTGCGAGACGTTGGCTTGCAGCGCCCATTCTCCCGCCACTTCCATCCTCGTCCGGGGCATATCCAGAGGAGACCAGCCGAAGTCCACTTCGACACCGCTGGCTTGGAGGGCGACGATCCCCCGCAGTACCATCCCCTCGGCTTGGGCTTGCTCCCCGGGGTTCCTCCATCCAGCCTTTGTCACCGTGGGTAGGGCTCTCATCACGTCGCCCAGGGAGCCCAGGACGGCGATTCTGAGGGGGTAGGTGCATCCTCGCCTTTGTTCGGCTAGATGACCGTTCTGGAGGCTTCCTATGAGATCCTGGGGCATCTTGAGATCTATGCCCAGGCACCTCATCACTCGCCCCATTGTGTCCTGTCCGATCTGGAAGGAAAAGACCAGATCCACCTCCGCCCCGGCGTCCGGGACGACCTCGAATCCTCGTTCCAAGGCCGCATCGATGCAGGCGGCGTATCGTTCCGGGGCCGTCGCCCTTTCGTTTGGCGAGATCCGGAGGGTGATGGGGGGCGGGACCATCACAGATCCCCCCGCTTCATCAGTAGATCATATACGGCATCGACGGCCTCCTGGGGCATCATCTTCCAGTTCACATCATCGCCCACCGGGATCTCCAGTAG